AATCATGTTCCTTTTATTAGGTGGAACAGGTGTTGGCTACTCAGTACAAAAACATCACGTAGAACAACTACCTGAGATTAGAAAACCTAATCAAGAAAGAGGAAGAAGATGGTTAGTTGCTGACTCTATTGAAGGATGGGCAGATGCCGTTAAGGTTCTTATCAAATCTTACTTCTTCGGTGGTTCAAAAATTGAATTTGATTTTTCAGATATCAGACCAAAAGGAGCACGTCTTGTAACATCAGGTGGTAAAGCTCCCGGTCCTCAACCTTTGAAAGAATGTCTTATCAAACTTGAGGGAATCTTGGAATCAAAACAAGATGGTGAAAAACTCAGACCAATCGAAGTTCATGATATGGTTTGTCATATTGCAGACGCAGTTCTTGCAGGTGGTATTAGAAGAGCAGCTCTTATCTCTTTATTCTCAGCATCTGATGATGAGATGATTGGTTGTAAGAGTGGCGCTTGGTGGGAAACAAATCCACAAAGAGGAAGAGCTAACAACTCTGTAACTCTGATGAGACACAAGATCGATAAAGATTACTTTATGGATCTGTGGAAAAGAATCGAAGCAAGTGGTGCTGGTGAACCTGGTATCTATTTGAGTAATGATAAAGATTGGGGAACCAATCCTTGTTGTGAGATCGCACTTCGTCCTTTCCAATTCTGTAACCTTACAGAAGTAAACGTATCTAATGTGGTATCTCAAGAAGATTACGAAGCAAGAGTAAAAGCTGCAGCGTTCATTGGAACACTTCAGGCAGGTTACACAGACTTCCATTATCTAAGACCAATTTGGCAAAGAACAACAGAGAAAGATGCTCTTGTTGGTATCTCAATGACAGGTATCGGATCAGGTGCGGTTCTTGGTTTGAATATGAAAGCGGCGGCTAAAGTTGTTAAAGAAGAGAACGAAAGAGTTGCAACTATTCTTGGTATCAATAAAGCGGCAAGATGTACAACTGTAAAACCAGCAGGTACAACTTCACTTACATTGGGTACATCATCAGGAATCCACGCATGGCACAACGACTACTACATCAGAAGAGTGAGAGTAGGTAAGAATGAAGCAATTTATACTCACCTAAAGAATAACCATCCTGAATTAATTGAGGATGAATATTTCAGACCACACGACACTGCGGTAATCGGAATCCCTCAAAAAGCACCTGAAGGATCAATCCTAAGAAACGAATCACCAATTCAATTATTGGAAAGAGTTAAGAAGGTACATCTTGAATGGGTTAAAGGTGGACACAGAACAGGAAGCAATACTCACAACGTATCAGCAACAATCTCAATCAGAGAACACGAGTGGCCAGCGGTAGGTGAGTGGATGTGGGAAAACAGAGAACACTATAATGGTCTTTCTGTTTTACCTTACGATGGTGGAACATACATTCAAGCTCCATTCGAAGATTGTACTAAAGAAAAATATGAAGAGTTGATGGAAACTCTCAAAGACGTTGACCTCTCAAAGATTGTTGAGGCTGACGATAACACAGACCTATCAGGCGAAGTTGCTTGTGCGGGAGGTGCTTGTGAAATAGTAATGGCATAATGTCCAAAGAAATAAAGAACACCAGTCAGGGGGAGAAGAAACAACTTCTCCCTTCTGACTTTTATATGGAAGGTGATAAGAAAGTTTTTACGGAAGAGTGGCATGCAAGGAGAGGATTTTGTTGTGGATCAGGATGTAGACATTGTCCCTATGAACCTAAACACGTAAGGGGTACTATTACTTTAATTGAAAAATAATCCAAGTATATTTATCACTATATGGGAGACGGTACTACATATGGTATAAATTTTCCTTTTCGTGATTCAGTTAGAGGTGACTACTTAGATTTGACTAATACTGCAAATCAAGAAATAAGAGCGGATCTTATTAATCTTCTATTGACGAGAAAAGGGGCAAGATATTTTCTACCTGACTTTGGAACGAGGTTGTATGAATACATTTTCGAACCTATGGATGGTTTGACTTTTGATGCTATTGAATCAGACATAAGGGCGAATGTTGAGAAATATATTCCAAACCTGTTACTTAATAGAATTACGATCGAACCATTAGATCCGAAAGAGGAGTCACCCGATCAATTGGAGGTAAACTCTCAGACATCTCAAATTTACAGATACCCTGGTAAAGGAACTGCAGAATATACTGCGAAAATAAAAATAGAGTACTCAATCCAAGATTCGACATTTGCGACCAGTGATTTTGTAATCATCAATATTTAACATAAATGGCTAATCGTAAAATTTCATATACAACCAGAGACTTTGAAGGTATAAGGGAAGAACTCATACAATATGTTCGAACTTATTACCCTGAACTTATACAGAACTTCAATGACGCTTCTGTATTTTCAGTATTCTTAGATTTGAACGCAGCCGTAGCCGACAACTTACACTATCACATTGATAGAAGTATACAAGAGACCGTATTACAATATGCACAACAGAGGTCTTCAATTTATAATATCGCCAGAACTTATGGTCTGAAAATACCGGGACAAAGACCATCTGTTGCTCTTGTAGATTTTTCTATCACAGTTCCAGCATTTGGAGACAAAGAAGATGAAAGATATTTGGGACAACTCAGAAGAGGATCTCAAGTTGTAGGTGCAGGACAAGTTTTTGAGAATGTTGAAGATATTGATTTTGCTTCACCATATAATTCACAAGGATTTCCAAACAGACTTAAGATTCCAAATTTCGACTCAAGTAATAGAATTGTTAACTATACAATTACTAAAAGAGAGGTCGTTGTTAACGGTATCACCAAAGTATTCAAAAGAGTTATTGGACCAGCAGATGTAAGACCATTCTTGGAGTTATTCCTACCTGAAAAAAATGTTCTTGGAGTTACAAGTGTACTTCTGAAAGATGGTACAAGTTATACAACAGTACCAACAGTTAATGAGTTTTTAGGGGTAGACAATAGGTGGTACGAAGTGGATGCTTTAGCTGAGGACAGAATTTTTGTTGAAGATCCTACCAAAGTGTCTGATCAGCCTGGAATCAAAGTTGGTAAGTACATCCAAACAAACGATAGATTCATTACAGAATATACACCTGAAGGATTTCTCAAGATGACTTTTGGTGGTGGTACAAATACATCACAAGACGCTTTGAATCAATTCACAACTTTAGGAGTTCCATTGAATCTACAACTGTATCAAAACAATATGTCTTTAGGTTCTGCTTTGAGAGCGAACACAACATTGTTTGTTCAATATAGAACAGGTGGTGGTTTATCTACAAACTTAGGTACAAACGTTATCAATCAGGTTGGAACCGTAAGTTTCTTTGTGAACGGACCTTCAGATAATATTAACCAACAAGTAACAAGTTCACTTAGATGTAATAACGTTACAGCAGCAATCGGTGGAGCGGGACAACCTTCAGTAGAAGAAACAAGAAACTACGTAGCATTCAACTTTTCCTCACAGAACAGAGCGGTAACTGTTAATGATTATGAAGCTTTGATAAGAAAGATGCCTTCTCAATTCGGAGCACCTGCAAAAGTTGCAATCACGGAGAACAACAACAAAATCAACGTTCAGATATTATCATACGACACTACAGGTAAATTGACTTCTATTGTTTCGAACACCTTGAAACAAAACTTGGCAAACTATCTATCAAACTATAGAATGATGAACGACTACATTTCTATTGAAACTGCGGAAGTTATCGATTTAAGTTTAGATATTTCGGTTGTCTTAGATGCCACACAAAACCAAGGACAAGTTATTACTAATATCATTAATAAGGTTTCTACTTTCTTAGATCCGCAGATCAGAAACTTAGGTCAAAACATATACATCTCACAATTGAACAGTTTGATTCAAGATGAGAACGGTGTTATAACCGTAACAGCCATCGATGTATTCAATGAGGTAGGAGGACAATATTCAGGGTTCCAAACTTCAATGGCATATTCAAACGATGTTACAAGACAGATAAGACCTGTAGATGATACCATATTTGCACAACCAAATCAGGTGTATCAAATAAGATATCCAAACAAAGATATCAGAGTGAAAGTGAAGAACTTCCAAAACGTTCAGTTCTCTTAAGTTTATTATCGGTTCAAGTAGATTATCATTACAATGTACGCCATTTCCTTAGAAAATGGGGGTTAAACTATTTATCAAAAAAGTCACTGAATGGCCAATTCTTATAGAATTAAAACTCAAATCGGAGAAGATCAAACGTTAAATGTTCAGATTGATCAAGAGTTCGATTTTTTAGAGATCCTCTCGATGAAGATACAAAGTGAGGACATCTATACAAGAAATTGTGCTGATTATGGTGTTGTGGTTGGACGTGTGGTTGCAAACGGAGGATATGGTGTTCCGAACGTGAAAGTATCTGTATTCGTCCCAATCCAAGAAGAAGATAGAAATAACGACATCGTATCATCGATATATCCATACAAATCAACAAACGAGAAGAACGAGGATGGTTATAGATACAATCTTCTTCCATATGAAAAATCATATTCAACACACATTCCTACGGGAACTTTTCCTTCGAGAACCGATGTCCTTACCAATCCAACAGTAATGCAAATTTATGACAAGTATTACAAGTATACTGTCAGAACAAACGAGAGTGGGGATTATATGATTATGGG